CATAACCCGCAATTTTATGAAAAAATTAAAAAGAAGAAAACCCAGACGAAGAAAACAAGTAGTTCCAACACAACCGAACGACATCCCGTATTCAAAGTACAGGATTGAATGGGTGGATGCGTTTAGTGATTCAGGTTGGGCTGATGACAGAGAGTTTACTAAAATGAAATTAGCTAAACCTATTAACGAAGGTTGGGTGTTTTCAAAAGATGATAACTCAATCAAAATTTTTGCTTCATATGATTTAGATCCTGCTACAAAAGAAATAACTTTTGGTGATCGTACTATGATTCCTAGATCGTGGGTTACTAAGATGGTTAAATTAAGTTAACGGAAGCTTTGGTTTTACGTCTTCAGGTTTTACACCTTTTGGAGGGTCTTTCTTTACTAACATTACAGCGCTCTCATCAGTTATTTGCTCAATACGCTTATCTAATTCCTGTTCTGATAAGTCTTCTAATTTCCCTGTTCTAACTATTTTTTGTTCAACATAGAGTCCACCTACTGCCCCTCTCGCTTTTTCAGCGATAGTTGCTGCAGAAAAAGATTTTGCTTTGATGGCTTCATCTCTAATTCTACCTAGTTCGGTTAAGTGACCTCCATAAGATACACCATATTTTTTATTACGTTCTTCCCTTAGTTGTCCAATGTATTTATGTACTTCAGGAGAAAGTTTAGGATGTTGTAATTCATATGCTTCCTGTCGTGCTCTATTCTTGCTGTACCCAGCTTCAATTGCACATTCATAGGCATACTTACGTCCTTCAAAGAATACTAATAGTTCGGCAAACTTTGCTTGCATAGGTGTAAGTCGTGGTGCGGGTCCTCGTTTTTTCTTCACAATTTCCGTCATAGTTGACAATATAAATAGATTATCTTATAAAGTCAAATATGAAAGATAAGCGTACTTATGCCAAAATAAAGGAACACGGAGAAGAAATGACATACGAAAATGAAATAAAAATATCCAATGTGAGGGGTTCTAATGATTTAGAGCAGATTATATTAGCTCAAAAAACAGAAAGAGATGCCTTACAAAAGAAAGTAGAATTCTTGCAAAATAAATGTAGACAGGCCGGAGCTGAGATTAATGAATTGAAAAGAGATAATACTTTATTGTCTTATGATGTTGCTACATTAACCAATCGAATCCAACAGTTAGAAAAAAATGTTAAAGGGTAGAGATCTTATTATGATCTTCGAAAGATTCGTAGGTCCTAAACAGAAAGCAAGTGTTACTCAAGATGCTCGAGTTCAAGTTCGTACTCCGGATGGGCGACATTATGACATCAAAGGTGTAGATTTAGTTGAAAATAAATTAATTGGTGCTAGAGAGACACACAGAATTGTAATTTCTACGCACGAAGAAGTCGCTAAAATGGGTAAACCTAAGCTCATTGTGTAAACATTTGTAACCTCGGTTTTTTAATGCGTCCAGAAACAAAATTATGGCATGATTTTAAAAAACATACACCACAAATTAGTTGGACTAGGATTGAAAATTCATCTGTATTGGGCACTCCCGATCTATTGGGTTATAATACTTTTGGCACCTTTTTTACCGTAGAGCTAAAGGTTATTTCGGGTTACAAATTAAGACTCTCACCACATCAAATTGCGTTTCATGTGAAACATCCACAGCATACATTTATACTTGCCTGGAAGGCCTCTCGAAGAGAGTACAAAATGTTTCCAGGCTCTAGTATCTTGACACTAGTAAAAGATGGATTCAAGTCACCTGCCGCTTGTGACTATGGGCTTGTTGCTTGTGGATTATATCTTCAGGATCTTCAGTAGCTTGTGACTTTAGCTTGTAGCTTGTAACTTTAGTAGCTTGTGGCTTGCAGCTTGTAACTTTCGTAGCTTGTAGCTTACGTAGTTTCCGGAGTTCCGCATAATACTTAGGGTGTCTCCAGACGTGAGTCACTTCTTAATTTTCAGGAATCTTAACAATCTACACCATTTGCAATAACATAACCAATCATATTGATATTGCTTAATGTTTCGGATAAGCGACATTTGATACCTCCTTGTCCCAGCATTGTCTACAGCTGCCGCATTCGTTGCCCTGGTCCTGAGCTGGACAGGTTTTGCCTGTCCGAACTACAGTCGACGTATGAGGCCAGAATTTAACCGGCCCCTGGTCTATCATATGCGAGGACACACGAATAATTAGATTTTGTGGTACCACGTCCGGGTCCATCAGTGTCAACAGCTTCACTTCGCGCGTTGGCATCCAATGCTGTACCTGCGGTGTACGTATACATACTTCGAATATGTTCTTGAGATGATCAGGCCCCTGCAGGTCGCCAGAGTCATGCCACCTGAAGAATGGCACCTTCTTGCTGTACCAGGTAACCAACGTGGTCATGGCTTCCACCCATTGCGGATGACCTAAAGATTGCTGTCTTCTCTCCAGCGCTTCCTTTACATTTCTAAATCTATATCTACCCTTCATGGCGTAACAGCCAGCGCAGACAGATCCTTCCACCGCTTGCAGCTTCACCCCTGTTATACATCTCCAGGCCGGCAGGTTATATGCATAGCCTGGCATTTTAGATGGAGAGCTCAGGCCCCCCGTTATTGCTTTTGCTTCTTTTAAATTCATATTTCTGTATCCTATATAATCTTATAATCCTGGTTTGTCAAGCTTGTGGCTTGCGGCTTCAGTAGCTTGTAGCTTGCGGCTTGTAACTTTAGAATCATTCTAAAGTGGCCGGGCGGCATTGCTGCCGCCAGGTCCTGCTTTTTAGTTTGTTTTTTTTGCTTTGCCACCCTGAACTATAGTGTTGTCAGCCCACCCTGCGCCCTTCAACATGTCTCCAATTTTAGAGATCATCTTAACTTCAGTGTGCTTTTCGTGTTTGTCTTTGTATTTTATATATTCCTTGTTCATGATCACTGGCTCAAACTTGGTATAATAAAATACAGTTCCGCGATCGTAACCATCTTTGACTTTAGTATGTTTTTGAGTTGATACGTGCCATCTGTTATCTTTAAAGATATAAATATATTCTATAAACACGTCTCCTTTCATCGCGTCCATGTACATCCACTCATCTCTGTAGGTTCTGGCTGGCTCTATGTCTCTGTCCCAGTCTCGACCGTAGAAACTACACTCTTCAATGGTATCTCCCAGGTAGCTGGCGTCACCATAGTTAAATAATAGTCTTGCAAGTGGGGGTTGGTTATAATAATCAACCAGGCATTTTCCAACGCCATATGGGTAACCATCAGAGTGAACATATATTACTTTCACTTTTTTAGTCTTTGGGTCTTCTATTGCTATGTTACTTCTTGTACTCATGTTTCCTCTCTTTCTATTCCTATCTTATATTATATAGGATCAATTGTCAAGCTTGTAGCTTGCGACTTGATCAGGGCTGTACTGTGCAGGCGAGTCTTTCAGTTTGCAACCTTACCGGACCATCTCTTCCAGAAATCGCGACCTGAACTATAGTGGGTCAATTCCCACAGCTACAACACTGATCTTTTTCAGGGGGCATCTAAACAAGTAGCCCCCAGAATTCTATTTAAAATGGCATTTCTTCAGTTATGTTTACTTCTTTGCCATTCGCTTTAGTTTCAACCTCATCAGTTAAAATCAAAGCCGGATTTTCTTGAGCTTGCACAATAAAGTGCAACACATCTTCATCATCTTCAAGTAGAGTTAATGCGCCTAATAATTTATTAGCTTCCTTAATTGTCTTTGCCCATTTTTCTATTCTGTAATCTTCCGAATAATCGGTTTTTCTCTTTCTTACGATTAAGTATATCATATATCCTCTTTCTGTTTAATTAGATCACATTATATCAGATTATCCTATAAATAGCAAGCACCAAATTGTCGCACCTACTTTAGAATCATTCTAAAAGAAAGTTATTGACAATTATATTAATATAGTATATTATCCTATATATGCAAATAAAAAAAGAAAGAGAGGACAATGAGTAGAATAAGACTAAACCAAGAGTATCGGAACAAGATTGCTAATAGAATGAGAGTACATCTTGAACAAGAAGATACGATTGAAAAACAAAACTATGACAATCTAAAAGCAGACCAGATTGACATAAATGATAATGCGTGGAAAGTTGCTGAAACTATTGTTAGACGACATTATACTGATGATGATGTTGCTAAAGCAAGATACCTACAAGATAAGTTTGAAAATGTAAGTACGATTGCAAAAGATAGTTGCTTTCATTTTCATTATAT